CTAAAAAGCCATTCACGCAAATCATTTCTCAAGCAAGGACTCCTTTCAACATCTTTGCACATTGAGAATAAAGCGCCTAGCGTGTCACCCCTATCGCAAAAATCAAAGGCGCGTTGCTTGCACCATTCCAGGTACTGCTCAGATGTTTGCATGGTGGTGGTTGACAATGTGGTTGACAAAGCGGGGTTCAGTGGTTGACAAACCCGACGTGAAGCCACTGCCGGGGCTCAATCGTTAGCGGGGCAGGGTAGAAGCCGTGGCGGCGAAGGATCACCGCTTCCCCCCACCATTGCCGAAACGGCAAGCGCAGTTGCAGACGGACCCAGAGACCAGTCAGCTTGGTGCGGTCGTGCTGGATCACCTCCCCAGTCTCCGGGTCACAGGCCATCACGCCACGCAACTGGCGCCCCAGGCGGTCGCGGACGATGGCGCCGTTGGGGTGCTGCTGCTGAAAGGTGGGGTCGTTGGCGTCAAGCATGGGGGATGTACTCCTGCGGCCCGATCTGAAACTCCGGCGCTGGCAGGGCGGGGAGTCTCTTAAGGAGTTCGGCAGTGTGGCGCAGGTCCGGCGGTAATCGGCCGGCTACACCATCAAGAAACTCCAGCAGCTCTTTCATCTCTTCCTGCGCCGGCAAAGCAGCAGGGCGACCCCATTTAGCCAGGACGGCCAGCATCAGATCAGACAGCTCACAGTGGGCTGATTCAAGGCATCCACCTTGCCGCAGCCACGTTGCCCACGGCTCCCGCCCGAAGGCAAAGCCAATCAGGTTCACGTGGTCTGGCGCTGGCAGATCAGCAGGGCCATCGTGGCAGCCGCTGAAGCCAGGGTGCGCCAGGATCGCCTCAGCCAGCGCAGCAGCGCCTAGGCGATTTCCGCCGTCCGCCTCCCTGATGATCTCAGCCAGCCTCAGGACGCGCTCTGTCTCGGGCTCTTCCGGTGCGGGGGTGGCAGTCACCCGAGGATCCGGCCCGCCCCGCAGCACGTCAAGGTGCTGGCTTGCCGTCAGGCCGTCGGAGAAGTCGGGGTCGTGTAGGGCGGCTAGGTCCACCGGCCTCGCCACGGCCTGAGCAACCGGAGGCCAGCGGGTGATAGCGACGGCGATCATGTCGCGCAGGACAGCAAGGGTGTCGTCGTAGCCCAGTACCCAGGTTTCGCCATCGGCATAGTGGAAGCCAAACTCCCTGCACAACTGGTCAACATCCGCGAGGCTTGGCCCTTCCGCTTGGTCTGCATCTGGGGCGGACTGGGCGGCACTGGCCTGGGGTTGCGCGTACAGCGCCATGTCGCAGTCGGGGTGCTGCTCCCGCCAGCCATTGAAAGATTGCCTCTTGATCAAGGAATTGCGGAAATCATCGGATCGGCACCACGCAATGGGGGCGGTGAGCTCTTGCGTTAAGCTAGCGAATTGGCCTGAATTGATAGCGCGAGTCTGAGCCCATGCCAGCTGCTCGGAGGAATCCAACGATTCCCATTGGTTGAACTCGTCAGCCTGCGCGTTCCACTGCTCGCTTAGATCGTGCTCTGAAAATGGGCCGGGCTCAACCTGCCCTGGATTGGAAGACAGGGCAATGAGGCGGGGGTCGGTCATTGGTGGTTGTAAGGGGGTGGCAGGACCCGGAGGAAGCGCATCAAGCCACGACTGAAGGCTGGCTGCAACCTCGGGCCAGCCTTCCTCCGCTGAGTGTTTCGTGCGGTCGGTCATCGGTGGTGGTGGTAAGGGGTGCCGGAGAGGTACAACGGTCCCTGCGCAGAACAAGGAACCCTCCCCGGCTCGACCATTGTAAGCCGCTACGGTTCCCAACGCAAACTGGCAAGCTAGGGAAACGCAACGCCGCGCCATGCCCCTTGACCTACGGGCGTTTCTCACCCTGCACGCCACGGTTGGCGCCCGCGATGAGGAGGCCACGCGCCAGGTGCTGCGCGATGTGGCCCTGAACCTGCCAGCCAAGACCGGGGACAAGATCTGCTCGATGCTGGAGCGGTCTATCGGTACGAGCGCTCGGGTCTGGCTCCAGGGGCTGGCCTAGGTGTCCGGCCACCGCATCGAGGGATCAGAGCTGGTCCCGAAGCGGGCCACCAAAAGCAGTTTCAGGCGGGAGATTATCAACGCATGGGAAGGAGCCTGCGCTTATTGCGGATGCGAGCCTGAGAAGGTCACCCTTGACCACGTGAACCCAAAGGCCAACGGCGGGATGACGATGCGCTCCAACCTTGTCCCGGCCTGTGCGGAGTGCAACGTCAGTAAGAACCACTGCGATGTTTGGCAGTGGTATCAGGCCCAGTCGTTTCACACTGCTGCCAGGGAGGAGCGAATCAGGAGCTGGCTGGCCCAGGGTTGATCATTTGGCCTTCATGCCACCGCCCTTAGCAGGCTTGCCCTTCTTCCCCATCGCTGGCTTCGAGCCCTTGGCGGTGCCCTTGCCTGCCTTGCCCATTGCCATGCCCTTGCCTGCCTTGTCGTTGTACACGGGGAACCCGATCACTACCTGAGGTTTCCTGGAAACCTGAGCCAGATCGTGCGGCGCCATGGCCATCCCCGTCCTGAACAGTTTGTGGCGGATCACCCCACGGGATGACCGTGAACTGATCCGTGGTTATGCGGGCTGGCCCCTGTCGGTGACCAACCTGACGGAGCTGACCTCAATCCTCAACCGGGTGGCGATCACCTCTTCCGCTGCTGTGGTGCAGGTGCAACGATGGATCGACGAGATCGAGAACCTGGAAGCGGACTACGCGGATCAGGTGGAATCGGGCAAGGCGCATCTGGGCAATGCGGCGAGCTACGAAGGCCCCGCTCCTGGCAGCAGCCTCAGCCGCGACGACCTGAAGAAAAAGGCCGACGTATTGGAGTGGGACACCAGCCTATTGCGGGTGAAGTACGAATCGGGCGGCGCTGGTGGGACGGCAGGCGCCGTGCTCGGCGCACGTATGGCCGACTTAAAAGGGCGGATCTTCCAGGCGCTGGGGATCCAACCGGTCGTAGGCGGCGGCAGCGGAATGGCGATGCTGGTGCGTAGCTGATGGCCACCGACTTCGCCCCCTACGCGAACCTGCGGATGCTCTGGGCACCGCCGGGGACGATCACCAACTTCCGGGCGGGGGTGCCTGCTGCTGGCCCTGCTGTGGTGGTCGAGATGTTCGCCAAGCCCCAGGGCCGCAGCGAACAGGATCTACCGGGCGTCAAAGCCGGGTCTCTGATCCTGGAGGGCTTCATCACCCGCTGGGCCCTGCTGGGCTCCGCAAGCTGGCTGGCGGCCGGGGATTCCCTCACGTGGGATGAGACGGGCTACCGGCCTGCAGGGATGCTGCCGGGGGCCACCGGGGAAGCGGTGGCGACCGACCTCACCGCACTGCCCACGCTGGCCGATGGTGCCGAGCGGGGGCAGTTGCGCATCCTGGAGTTTCCCTTCGGGGTGGGCGGCATCGGTGCGGAGCTACGCGAGGCCCTAGGGGACAAGTTCAAGGCCGCTCTGTCCACTGCAATCTGAACCATGAGCATCCGAGTTGAAACCACCGTCACGGGCCCAAGTCCGGGGGAGCTGAGCGGGAAGCTGCAGGCCGTCGTGAAGACCACCTTTGCCGAGTTGTTCGGCAGGTATCAGAAATCGTTCAACCCCTCGGCCTGGAACTGGCCACGGGAGACGCAGCGCCGGGTGGGCACGGTCGGTAGTCCACGCAACATCGTGGACATCGGCACCTTGCGGCAAAGTGGCCACTACACCTTCCTCGACGCCTTCTCGATGGAAGCCCGGTGGAGCGCCCAGTACGCCACCGCCGTGCATGAAGGGGCACGCCTGCGCAATGGCACCATCCTCCCGGCCAGGCCCTGGACTGATGCAGTGAGGGGCACCGTGCAGGCCTCAGGGATCACGCCGTTCCCACTGGGGGTGAAGCTGCAGCAGCGGATTCAGCGGGTGGTGGCGGGGTCGTAGCGCGAACGCTAGATGCCTACCACCAAGCGCAGCTTGCCGTCTGAATGGCGGAGAATGAAGTTACCGCCATTCATGTCGTTCTCCTTCGCCAATTTGTAAAGAGCCATGGCACGCCTGAAGATTTCACAGCGAGAAAGACCGTGCTCTTGTTCGATCTCGTCAAAATCTGCCGCAAGTTCATACGACATGCGTACAGCAAATCTTGTTGGTGGCTTTTGCGCTTGTCCCATGGTTGACGAGTGGCCGATGGCGGTGGTGAGAATAAGTCTACCGGATTCAGCGGGTGGTAGCGGGATCCTAGACCCTAATCCCGCGCTTTCGCTTCACCGTGATACTGGCTAGCACGCAAACATCATGGGATAGCCATGCGTGACCTTGGCTAGTGTTGAAAACAAACACATCGCCAGGACTAACCTCAAGCGCACCATGCTTTGTAATCAACTCTGGCAATGCGTAGATGCTGCTGTCGTTGCTGACAAGACAGGCAACGTTTGCGCCGCATCCTGCGTCTGTATGCCATTTGACGCTTCCATTAACCGGCAGAAAGTTAGCCGAGGCAAAGCACTCCGTCTGGCACGGGGTGTATCCGGCAGCTTTGGCAAGGGCTGCAAGGGCAGGGAAATCCCATTCTTCCAAAGAGGCTCTGTAGGATTCAACCTGACCAACCTCAACCATCTCCTCCCAGTTGCGTTGCGGATGCTGAAAGTTGTCGATCCTGCCGATCAGTGTTGGTTTCATTGGTGCTTTGGGTCGGTCGGTGGTGGTGAATAGGTGCCGGGTGGCGCCAAGGACCGTCCGCCCTGCCAGGGGCGGAGGTCGGGGGGTCGTTTCACAACTGAGCTGTAGGAGGCTCGCAAGGGCCACCCGGCTCCCGCATCCTAAGCCATTGCGCTTCCCTAAGCCACCACGGCAAGCTGAGGAAACGTAACCGCACCATGCCCCTCCCGTTCGTCACCGCCCCGGAAATCAAGGTCGAGCAGGTGGGGGATGAGAGCACAGGCATCCTGCAGTTCCCGGTGTTCAATGCCCTGCTAGTGGGGGAGCGGATCCTGTTGGATGAGATCGACTACCAGAGCACGGTCAATGAGCAGACTCACCGGTTGTCCTGTTTGATTCAG